CTACTCGGTGATCCGCCCGCAGATGGCTGTCCGGCTCTGGGGTTAATGCCATGAGTTACGTACTCGGCAATCTCCCCAAGCAGGCGCTACTCAGCATTACGCTGTCGCCAGCGGCTGTTTCCGCGAATACGACTGCAGAGCAGACGTTCACGGTTAACGGCCTTCTGGCAGGGGACATGGCTCTCGTTACCAAGCCCACCGCACAGGCGGGCCTTGGTATCGTGGGGTCGCGTGTCTCGGCAGTGAATACGCTGGCTATCACCTTTAGCAATAACACGGCTGGTTCAATTACCCCGACGGCTGCAGAAACCTATTTGGTTCTTGTTAGCCGCCCGGATCGAACCATCACCGACGGCAATTTTTAATTTAGGAGTATTGAATCATGCCTCTTCCGAATGGCGCTGGTGGATACCAGTTTAGTGATGGCAATGTTGGCGAGCCGCTTCTTGTTGTTCAGACGACTCCGACCGCTTTGACGGCGGCGGCGACTCTGACGGCGGCGCAGCTTGGCGTCGGCCTTTTCACCTACAACGGCGCTGCGGCGAACCTTACGCTGCCGACCGTTGCCGACCTCGAAGCCTTCGTGTCGTCTGCCGAAAAGGTTGACGTTGCGTTTGACTTCTGGATCATCAACACGGGCGCGAACACCGCCACGCTGGTGGTCGGCACGGGTTGGACGATTGTGGGTGCGGCAGGCACTGCGACGGCAACTTCGTCCGGGTGGCGCGCTCGCAAGACGGGCGTTGGCACTTGGACTTGCTATCGTATTAGCTAATATCCTATGCCCGTTATCTACCTACGACACGAGCGTCACGGTACGAAAGTAGCGTGTTCGTGGCACGAGGCTAGAGACGACATGGAGTGGGGTTGGGAGGAATATAATCCGAACGACCCTGAAGGAATGGAGACTCCGGTGTCCTCAGAAGTGGGGACACCGGAGAACTCCGGTAATGCGTTGAGAGCGACTAAGCGCCGACGCAAGGAGTAGAAGATGGCGACTACCGCTGCAGACCAGATCAACGGGGCGCTGCGTTTGATCGGGGTACTGGCAGAAGCCGAAGCACCCTCGGCAGCGATGGCGCAAGATGCCCTGACGGCGCTCAATCAAATGATTGATTCGTGGAACACGGAGCGTCTTGCCGTGTTCTCTACCATCGACCAAGTATTTAACTGGCCTGCAAGCACTCGCATTCGCACCCTTGGCCCGACCGGCGATTTCGTCGGTCAACGCCCGGTGAAAATAGATGATGCGACGTATTTTCGTGATGCTTCGACGAACGTGTCGTATGGCATCAAGATCATTAACCAAGAGCAGTACGACAACATTGCGGTAAAAACCGTAACGTCCACGTACCCACAGATTCTCTGGTACAACGCGACCTATCCCGACATTGAGATTTATCTCTATCCCGTGCCGTCACGGGTGTTGGAATTTCACTTTATTTCGGTAGAAAAGTTGGAGGAACCTGCGACACTGGATACGGTGTTAGCGTTCCCGCCGGGCTACCTGCGTGCGTTCCGTTACAACCTTGCTTGCGAACTTGCGCCTGAATATGGCGTTGAGCCATCGCCGCAGGTGCGACGTATTGCGATGTATAGCAAGCGCGATCTGAAGCGCATCAATAACCCAGAAGATGTAATGGCCATGCCAGCGGCGCTGATAATCAACCGTCCGCGCTTTAACATCTATACGGGCAACTTCTAATGAAGTCTCCGATTTTGGGTAGCAGCTACGTCATACGTAGCGTTAACGCTGCCGACAATCGGATGGTGAACTTGTACCCCGAAGTGATTGCGGAGGGTGGCAAGGAGCCTGCGTATCTACAGCGTTGTCCCGGCTACACACTTCGGGCGACCGTAGGCGACGGGCCGATTCGCGGATTGTGGACACTTGGATCGTATCTATACGTTGTTTCCGGCAACGGGTTCTATCGCCTTGACGCATCGTTTTTAGGCGAAACAAGTGGGTTTTTAGAACTAGAAGACGGCAGTTTTGTGTTGCTAGAAGACAGCAGCAAAATTGCGCTTGAAACAGGAACCTCTTACGTCGGTTACGTCAGCGGTACTGGGCCAGTGTCGATGGCCGATAACGGCACGCAAATCTTTATTGCGGCCAACCCTGACGGATATATCTACAACGCAACAACGACTCAATTTGCACAGATTACTGACGAAGACTTCCCAGGCGCGGTCACGGTTGGCTATCTTGACGGCTATTTCGTTTTCAACGAACCCAACAGTCAGCGCGTATGGGTCACCGCGTTGCTTGATGGCACGTCAATCGACCCGCTTGATTTTGCCTCTGCCGAAGGTTCGCCAGACGGCTTGGTGTCGCTGATTATCGACCACCGCGAAGCGTGGCTCTTTGGCACCAATAGCGTTGAGGTCTGGTACAACAGCGGCGAGGCGGACTTTCCGCTTTCGCGCATCCAAGGCGCTTACAACGAGATCGGCTGTATTGCGCCGTACTCCGTCGCCAAGATGGACAACAGCGTGTTCTGGCTTGGCGCCGACGCTCGCGGTCAAGGCATCGTGTATCGAGCGCAGGGCTATCAGGGCGTGCGCGTATCGACCCACGCCGTGGAATACGCCATTCAGCAATACGCCAATCTTTCGGATGCCACGGGCTACACCTATCAGCAGGACGGCCACACGTTCTACGTGTTGAACTTTACCGACGCGGATACGACGTGGGTGTATGACGCCGCAACGGGCGCATGGCACGAACGCGCTGCGTTCCGTAACGGTGACTTTAAGCGGCATCGAGGTAATTGCCATACTCGGTTTGATAACGAGGCCATCATTGGCGATTACGAAAACGGCAACCTGTATGCCTTTAGCCTTGACGTATACAGCGACAACGGCGTAGTGCAAAAATGGCTGCGTTCGTGGCGTGCCCTGCCGACAGGCGCCAACAATCTCAAGCGGTCTACGCATCATTCGTTGCAGATCGACTGCGAAACCGGCGTGGGCCTCTCGGGGTATGGGCTAGAAGATTACGATTATCTTGGCGCTCAAACGGGCGCGATCATTGACACCGAAAACAACGTCAACATCATTCTGAACGGCGATGCGCCAACAGTCGGCGCAGTACCGCAGATGATGATGCGCTGGTCGGACGATGGCGGGCACACGTATACGGAGCCGCGCACGGCCTCTATGGGTCGCATCGGCAGATACGGCACCCGTACCATTTTCCGCCGCCTTGGCATGACGACGAAACTGCGTGACCGCGTGTACGAAATTAGCGGCACTGATCCCGTCAAGATTGCTATCAACGGCGCCGAACTGACGATTAGCGAGACCAATGCGTAATGGCAAACATTACGAACATTCCCGCCCCTCGCGTGCCGTTCATCGATGAGCGGACGGGGCTTATTTCTCGCGAGTGGTTTCGCTATCTCAATAACATTTTTGTATTGACGGGTAGCGGCACGACGGCAACCAGCATTGCTGACCTTGAGGTTGGCCTCGGCCTGTCGCCGGACACCGATGACGTGACGGCGGTGCTGCAGTCAGAGCTACAGGCGCTGCAGATAGCGCCTACTCGATACGAGCCTAACCCGGTCAACTACGGCCAGTTTTACGACACGACGACGCAAACGGCGGCGGCAATTAACACCGCGTATGCGATGAAGTTTAATACGTCGTCAAGTCGGTACGGCGTGTATGTAGACCCTGCAAACAACACGCACATCAAGGTTACGCGCCCTGCTATTTACAATATGCAGTTCTCGCTGCAACTTGATAAGACTTCTGGCGGCGTAGGGCTGTTTTATGTATGGGCACGTATCAACGGCGTAGACGTTCCGTACTCCGCCTCGCAGGTACGTATCCAAGGCAACAACGCCGAAATCTTCGTGGCGGCAAACCTTTTTGTATCCATGTCCAACGGGGATTACTTCCAGTTGATGTGGTCGGTTGATGATACGTCCGTGCAGGTTTTGGCAACAGCGGCTGCGCCGCCAGTTCCAGCAATTCCGTCAGTCATCCTTACTATGACGCAGGTATATATATGACCGTTTACCTTTCAGCGTTCGCAGGCGCGGGCGCACAGTTCTTTACCGACGATGGCGCGGTGCTGTCGGGCGGTAAGATTTTCAGTTATGCCGCTGGCACGACAACGCCGGAAACGACGTACACGTCATCGGCGGGTACGGTCGCAAACGCCAACCCAATCATTCTTGATTCCGACGGCAGGCTGCCGAACGATATGTGGCTGTCAGAGGACACCACGTACCGATTCGTACTAAAGGATTCGGATGACGTACAGCTTGGATCGTATGACAACATTCCAGGCATCAACGACGGTTCGCTGCTGTCAGTGCCGTTTTCGTCTATTACCGGAAAGCCTACAACCCTTGCGGGTTATGGGATTACCGATGGACTGACAACTTCTGCGGCGGCATCGACGTATGCTCCCAAAGCGTCTCCGACGTTTACCGGCACACCGCAGATTCCCGATAACGCCGCGACTAGCGCCAACTGGCCTGTCGGCTATCGAGAAGCGCCGCAAAACAGCCAAACCGGCAATTACACGCTTGTGTCGGCGGATCGCGGCAAATCAATCGTGATGAACGGTACGAGTCTAACGCTGACAATTCCAGCCAGCGGAGCCGTAACATTTCCGGTAGGAACAGTTTTTATCATCATAAATCTCAACGCCACCTCGCTTTCCATCAACATCACCACGGATACGCTGACCCTTGCTAACTCCACGACGACAGGCACGCGTACCTTGGCCCGTAATGGCATGGCAACTTGCGTGAAGATTGCCCCCACGTCATGGCTCATTAGCGGAGCAGGATTAACCTAATGGGTGGCGCTACGCTCGGTGTTGTCGTTGCAGGCACGACCGGCGGGGCCGGAGCGGGCGTTTTCGACTTTTCCGAAGGCGCTGGATTTGTCACGATTCCGACCGGGTTCACTTCGCTGACCATTGAGGTTTGGGGCGGGGGCGGTGGAGGCGGCTGGGGCACCGTGACGTATTTCGGGTTTGAACCGCAGGACGCGCCGGGAGGCGGCGGAGGCAGCGGGGCTTATGCCAAATCAGTTATTGCCATTTCAGTTGGCGATGTAGGCAAAACTATCGGATATGGAGTGGGCGTTGCGGGCGCTCCCGGCGTTGCCGGAAACCCCGTGGGATACTCCGGTGGCATCTCATCGGTTTATGCGGGAACCTATCTACTGTCCGCAATCAACGCCACAGGCGGATATGGCGGATATGGCGGCCTTGGAACCCTTGGCGGCCAGCAGGGTGCTGGCGGCGTGGCTTCAGGCGGCAATACGACCAATACCAACGGAAATGGCGGGGCAGCCTATACCCAAGCAGGGGCTGCCGCCATTTCGGGCGTAGGAAGCCTCACCGGCGGCGCAGGAGGCAATGGCGGAGACCCGGTAGAGGGTGGCAGCGACGGCAGTGCCGGGGCCAGTGGCCGGGTCAGATTCGTATTCAGTTGAGGTTACTATGGCAGTTCAAGTCAAAGTCTTAATCCCGGCAAAAACGGCAGAGTCCTCGCAGACGACGCAGTACACCGCGACCAATGTGACGACCATTATTGACAAGTTCACGGCGACGAACTACGACACGTCCGCCCGGACAATCTCGGTAAACCTAGTGTCCGTTGAGGGGGTACCGGGTAATAACAACCTTGTCATCAAGACCAAGACCCTGCTGCCGTCGGAAACCTACACGTTTCCCGAGCTTGTCGGGCACGCTTTGGCGCCGGGTGGGTATATCTCAACGATTGCCTCGGCGGCGACGGCCATCAACATCCGCTCGTCGGGGAGAGAGATTTCGTGACCGAAGCCGAACAAAGCCTGCTGCAGCATTTTCAGGCGTGGGAACTGCCGCAGAACGCGACCGCGTGGCTCATGGACCTGTGGAACATCACGCAGTTCCTTGATGACATCGTGGATGGCGACCTCGTGCGCCCCCAAGCCGCCCATGATGCCGTCTGGAAGATACTCGTGACGTTCCCCGGCAACCCATTTTTCGTCGCAAACGCCTCTGCCCTGCAGACGGCTCTGGCGACCGCCATCCTCAAGTGGGAGGCGTCCCATACCGCCGAACGTACCAATATGGCCGATGAGCGGTCCTATATGTGGCGAGCGGCCTATTACGACATCGTTATGCTTGTAGTCCTATTGTGCCAAGGCTACGAGTCTGCTATGGCAAAAGCCCCGTCCGTGATGGCACTATACGGCGAGAAATTCTCGGACTACCGAGCGGAGTTCCCCAATGGCTAATCCGGTTGCAATCATCGGAACCGTAGCTGGCGCAGTCCTTTCAAAACGCGCAGCAGACAAGCAAGAACAAGCAATCCGAAAGTCAGCGGAGCAAGACCTTGCACTCCGTAGGCAAATGTACGAGCAAGATGTTGCTCGACAAGAGCCTTTTAGAGAAATTGGCCTTGATGCTGCTAATCAACTGCGGGCGCTTTATGCGCCAGAAACAGGGGCGTTCCTAAAAGCGCCAACCATGAACGAATTGCTCATGGACCCTGGATATGCGTTTCGCCTTGCAGAAGGTGAAAAAGCCCTAGCAAGGATGCAAGCCGCTCGTGGCCAATATCTCAGTGGCGGCGCAATAAAAGCCGGACAGCGATATGGTCAGGAATTAGCCTCGCAAGAATTTGGCGCCGCGTCAGAGCGAGAGCGTATGCGCCGAGAGGCAGCAACTAATGCGCTTCTTAATCTTGCTGGTTACGGTCCGAGAGCCGCTGAATCGTTAGGCGCAGGAGGCCGTTCATACGCTCAAGGTGCCGCAGGCGCCTATGGCACGATGGGTCAAGCTGGCGCAGCCCGCGCCGGAGAAGTGGGCGGTATTTACCAAACCTTTTTGGGCGATGTGCTGAAAGGCATTGGTCAGAGAGGCGTGACGCCGACTCGGCAGAGTTCTTATGGCGGATCGGCAGTACCTTTCAATAGCCTGCGATATAACATTTTTGAGCGTCCTTAGTAGGTAACCATCATGGCAAATGAACTTTCTATGGCGCGTCCGTATGTTGATGTTTATGGCGCTCTTGAAGAGGGGCGTCAGCGCGGCGTAGCTCGTCGCCAAGAAGAAGAGGCTAATGCTCTTTCACAGGCAATTAGGGCGGCAAGCGCCAGAGCCGTACGCAATGGCATGGTCGATCCGCGATTGCTCGGCGAAGAACTCGCGCAGTCCGGGTATGCCTACGCTATTCCCGGCGCACAAGAAAAGTTGTTTGCCACCATGAAAGGAGCCGGTGAGGCCGCAGAGGCCGCAGGCAAAGGCGAAGCAGCGCGAATAAAAGCTCTCAGCGATAAGTTTGACTTGGCGCGGCAGCAACTGCCTATCGCAAACCCGGCGCGATTGGAGCAATGGGTTAGAGGGGTATACGCCGACCCTGATCTAGCGCCAATCATGCAGCAATATGGGACGCTTGACGAAGTGCTGGCTGAATTGCCCGCTGATGCTGCAGGCCGCGCAAAATGGATGCAAGCCGCTTCCATGATTCCAGAGGAATACATGAAGCGGTACACGACCTCTGCGGCGGAAGAATTGACGGCTGAGACTCAGCGTCGAGGTCAAGACATACAGGCTGCAACGACTCGTCGCGGTCAGGACATCGAACGCGCAACGAAAGAGCGGGCGCAAAATCTTGAGACGTTTTTCGGCGGCGGCAAAGGCGGCAAAGAGACGGCAAAGGAAGTTGCTGGGGCAGAAGCGTTTGAAGGCGTTATTGGCGAGATGGAATCGGCTTACGATCAACTTGATCGCATGGAGGCTATTCCCAGCACGCGCCGATCTGCCGCTGAAAACCTTGCAATTTCAACCAGAACAAGCGGTGCCGGTCAAATGCTGGGCCGCGCTGCAGGTACACCAGAGCAGTCGCTGCGTAATCAAATACAAAGCGCACGGTTGCGCTTGCTGCAAGGCATCAAAGCGGCAACGGGAATGTCTGCTCAAGAGCTTAACAGTAACGTCGAATTGCAGCAGTGGCTTGATGCTGTTACCAATCCGGCAAATGACGTGGAATCTAACCGCGCCATTTTGAACAGTATTCGTACTTTCGTTGCAAAACGGTCAGGTAGGGAAGCGCCAGCGGCGCCGCCTGCTGCAGCACCTTCTCGTAGAACTCCTGCTGCGCCTCGCAAAACACAAGGCGGCACTTCTTACGAAATAATCGGGGACTAATCGCGTGCCCACGTATCTCATCGAAGGCAAGAAAGTACGCGCTGAAAAGCCGTTGACAGATGCGGAAATCGACGAGATTGGTTCGTCGATCCGTGGCGGTCCTGCCGCTGCGCCATCTGAAATTCCCCGGCGCCGTGGCCCATCGTTAGCCGACATAGGCGATAGAGCCACAGGATTTAGGCAACAAGTCGCAGCAACGGGCATGACGCCAGAAGAGCGTCAGACTGCGGTGCGCGGATTGATTCCCGTTGCGGCTGGATTCGCTGCAGGGCCAGTTGTTGCGGCAGGTATTCGAGCGGCATCTGCAGCGCCTGCGGCGGCGACATTAGCGCGAGCCGTGGAATCAGGTGGCCTAGCAAAAGACTTATCCGTGCCGATGCGTGTTGCTGGCGGCGGTATTGCCGGTGGCGCGACTACAGCCGTTACGGAACCAGAAGATATTGCGACCGGCGCTGCGATTGGAGCGATTACGCCCGGAGTTGCGCGTGTGGCTCGTGCCGTTGCGATGCCAAAGTCTATCACTAGCAAACAACTAAAAGAGCAGTCTCAGGCGGCATATCAAGCAGCCGAGTCAATTCAGGCCGATGTGTCTCCTAGTCAATTTGCCAATTTGACATACAAATTAGAAGAGACGCTCGGAAATAGTGGATTCAATCCAATCTTGCACCCCAAGGCAAACGTAGCGGTTAACGCGTTTGTAGAGCAAGCAAAGTCTGGTCAGCCCGTTACGCTCAATCAACTAGACACGCTTCGTCGAGTTGCATCAAGAGCGGCGGGAAGCAAGAGTCCTGATGAGCAGCGAATTGGCAGTGCGTTAGTAAAAGACGTTGACCAGTTTATAGGGCAGAACATTGAAACTGCTGCGGTTCAACAGATTGAGAAGGCCCGTGATCTGTGGGCAAGAATGAGCCGTGGCCGAATGATTGAGTCGATCATTAAGACTGCAAAACGGTCATCCGAAGAACCTGCAACGGCAATTCGCAAGAGATTTCAACGATTGGCCGATGATGAACGGCAACTCAATCGGTTTTCTGAAGCAGAGCAAGACCTCATCAAGTCGATTGGCAAAGGCAAGATCGACGTTCGGATGCTGGAAAGCGTTGGAACGCTGGCACCCCCAAGGCTGCGAGAACTGCGAACTTTGCCTGGAATGTTCACGACAGCAGGCTATGGCGGTCTTGCCCAATATCTCGGGCCGACAAAGGCTGGAGTAATCGGTGGCCTCGGTTTTGGTAGCCGGGCACTTGCCAATCGCCTTGCAATGATGCGAGCGGAAAGACTTGGCGCAACAGTCCGTAGCGGTGGTCCGTATGAGCCGCGCTTTGCGCCGGAATATGCCCCACAACTCGCGCCAGTGTTTGGCGTCAATATGCTCGGCGGGCCGAGCGAGTAATTAGGAGAAGTCCGTGACCGAGATGCAGGTGTTATTCAACGTCATCGTCGGCGTGGCCGGTCTGTTTGGCGGTTGGATACTGAACAACATTTCCCGCTCGATTGAGCGGTTGGATGCAGACGTTCGTGAGATGCCGAAGGTGTACGTCACCAAGGCGGACTACAAGGACGACATCAACCACATCAAGATCACGCTTGACCGCATCTTCGATCTCATCGGCGAACTCAACAACAGCAAGGCGGACAAATGAGCGAACCAGTAGACCTTGAACTTTTTAAGGCGCAGGTCCAGGCTGAACTCAATCGCTTAGAAGCGAAAGCCTCTGCAAAGACCGTAGCCGGTAAGGCCATTGGCAAGGACGGCCTCAAGTACATCACCGCTATCGTGGTGATTGGCGTCGTCTCCAGCCTGTTTCTGGACAACGACAAGATTGCCGCCGTCATGGGCCTGCTCGGCGCTTCGCTGACCGCGCTCATCTCTATGCTTAACGGCATCGCTGGCACGGTGGAGAAGGAAGAGAAGCCAGAGTTTGCAGTCATCAAGGAACTCATCAGCAAACTTGACCGGCTTGACCGCAAGGAACAGCCGATGCGCGTCGATGTTGAGGACGGCCATGTGACCGTCACCAAGGGCGATGATGTGGTGAGGGCTTCCAAATGATGACGCTAGTTAGCACGTTCCTGTCATTCCTTGCGGGTGGTCTGCCGAAGATTCTGACCATTTTCCAAGACCGGCAGGACAAGAAGCACGAACTCGCCCTTGTCGCCGCGCAGAAGGAGCGTGAACTTGCCCTCGCCGAACGTGGCTTTATCGCACAGGCGCGTGTCGAAGAGATCAAGTTAGAGCAGGTGCAGACGGAGACGGCGGCGGAAGAGCGGCAGGCTCTCTATCAGCACGACATTGAGATTGGCAAAGGCGCAAGCCAGTGGATGATTAACCTTCGCGCCTCAGTGCGTCCGGTCGTCACCTACATCTTCGTGCTAGAGCTTGTGGCGCTTAACGCCACAGGCGTGTGGTATGCGTGGAGCCAAGGCGTGCCGTTTGCCATAGCGATGGAAAACGTCTTCAGCGACGATGAGATGCTCATTCTGTCGTCAATTATTGCCTTTTGGTTCGGGACACAAGCGTTCCAGAAAAAATGAAAGTCAGCGCCCGTTTAACGGAACTCGTTAAATGCCACGAGGGCGTGAGGACACGGCCTTACCAATGTCCGGCGCTGCTCTGGAGTGTGGGCGTTGGCCACGTCATCGACCCTGCTCACACGAGGGTTAAGTATGAAGACCGTAAGAGTCTACCGATACCGCCGGGTTGGGATCGCGTCCTCTCGATGGCAGAGGTGGATGCATTACTTGCTCAAGACCTTGCGAAATTTGAGCGCGGCGTTGCCCGACTTTGCCCTGGTAGCGTTAATCATCAAGGCCAATTCGACGCACTGGTCAGCTTTGC